GTGTCCTTCCGCTCTCAAAAAACCTACCCCCCTTACTGCTATTGCATGATAAGCATAGAACTTGAAGATTATCCATAGCATCTGAGCCGCCAAGGTGGCGTGGCACTATATGATCAACGCTTAAGCGTTCTTCGGTGCCGCACATCTGGCAACATCCATCTCTTCTGATTACTTGCTCGCGCAATCTGCGCCAAGCAGTGGTAGATCCTGACTGTTTAAGCTTTGACATAGTGGCTCTTATAGCAATGAATGCAGAATGCGTAATGAATTCCTTTATAACTGAATTGGCTGTATTTGTGTCCTAATAGCCAACACAGTAATCCCCTAATCAATGCCAACCCTTTCTAAGCCAATGAGCCCATGCCTTGCATGTATCTCCTTGATATCTATGATTAATATATCTAAGACCATAGTGTATCTGTTCTATTGCAGACTTATCCTTAACTACAGGATTCTTTAACTGTAATAATCCATAAGTAAAGCTTTTACTAGGACTATTGAGATTACCAACTGCTTTTGTATTCCAAGCAGATTCTTTACCAATTAGCTTTGATAGGCATGTAGCCTCTCTTTTATCTAATGCTAATCGAACATATTCTTTTGGTTGAATGGCATCTATTGAGCCACCATCTGCTGGCGTAATGCCTATAGATAGAGATATCCCAATAGCGATGGCTACCGAGCGAGCTATCCGCGAAGCGGCTCGCTCTGAGCCCCTGATGGGCTCTAGCCCTGAGAGTACCAGACCTGTCAATTTAGATTTGATTGCAGAAAGGTAAAACCGCAGGTCAGAGCCTATATTTTGTAATCCTTGCGTTGGGCGTGTCGAGTTAGTCTGATTCGAATTCAATAAAGCAAGGCTGGCAATGATGAACAATTCCAGTTTTTTCATAAACTCTCGTAAGCTCTGGAAGAGCCTCAGAATCGCAGAATGAGCATTGAGCCATTTAATTGTCCGTACTGTAAAACCCAGAACCCTTGAATTGGATACCTGGAACTGAATAAATCTTTTGCATCGAGCTGTGGCAGAACTGGCATTTCGGATCATGTGGTTCATTGATTGAGAACTCCTTCTCGTACCGCAAGTTAGCCTCGCAGTCCTCGTTGGTACATTCGAATTCATAGATTGGCATTAGGCACCTTGCATGTCCGGCATGGGACGTCCTTTAACTTCCACGATCCACATTGTGTGCATCTCTCAGGCTCCAATTCTACCGAATCTGCCTGTATTTCTCCGTAAATTGGCAAGAGAAGTTGAACCAAGTCACCAAACCGCATGAAAGCAAGATACTCGGAAGCATCTTCACCCTGTCCATTCATGCGGCACACCACGAACGGCAACTCATCGGAAGCTGCTGCTCTCTTGGTAGCTTGGCGCAACCACTCTAGGGGCTGAAACGCCGATCTAGCCTTAACCTCAACGTCGAACGGGACGTTGGTTATATCTTTTCCAGCACCACGACCTACACCTGCGCTTCTCCACCATTGCGAGAGATAGGCTGCAACCACTCGCTCAGTACGCAGTCCTCGGTCTTTTCTGTGTCGTGTCATGCACGTCCAGCAGAATTAATTGCACCGCATTTGCATTCCCATTGTTTCATAATCCATCGCTGACGAATCTGTTGCCAAGTAGGAACTGCGTTGCACATTTGGCAGATCAACTTATAACCTAAATCTTCCAGAGCCAAAGCATTAGCTCGTAAATTGGCTTCTTCTTCTGGCGTTGGAAATGATTCCCATTCGCCATCTTGATTTATGAATTGCACGTGACCCATTATTTGTCCTCACGCTTTCCCCATGTTCCATCAGGTTTGATTTCGTACCAGATTGGATCACATGGAACTTCTCCACCTGGCATATCGCGTGTGATTTGAGCCGGGCATCGCCAATGTCCCCATGGCTTACCTTGTTTAGAAGTTCCAGTCTTCCAGATTCTCGCCCCATGTACGCAACTCTCGTCCGGCGCAGTCCCACCTAAGATTTCTTTCACCGTCTCGACGGCTGACTCCATAGTTTGAACTGGTGCTGCTTCCCATTGAGTCCATGGATCATCTGCTTTCTGAACTGGCACATATTGTTGACTGGTATCAGCCATCTTAGCCTTTACTTCTTCAATCTTAGCCTTTACTTCGGCACCTTTTGCTACCTTTTGCATCTCTTCACGCGATGCTCTCTTTCCTTTTGTAGCATAGCCTGCATTAGCCAATGCGCGACCAATCGCACTTGTTTCACAATTCTCGAGAGCGCTCGTAGCATTGACTCCACGCCCTTGGACTGTTTCTTCAGCAAGCCCAGTCGTCCAAGGTCTAGCATCAGCCTCAGTTCGAAAGATACTAGCTTCAACGATAAAGCGAGTAGCGCTTGAATCAAGCAATTTCGTATGAATCTGACCATCTGGGTAATCCTTCCAAAACTTAATGAGGCGTTCTTCGACTGTCTCGTAATCTTCTAGATTAAACATAAAGCTCATTCTCCTCAGTGGCTAGTTGTCCTGATATAGCAAAGTATGCTGCGCCATCGATGAAATTATCGACTTTCGGAGTTTCCATACTTCTTGCGATTTTGACCATTGCCAGGCACATTGCCACTTGGTAGTCACTAATAGGCATTTCGAGGTATGCAGACCAAAGTCGTGCGGTTCGCTGCATATTGTCTGTCGGGTGACCGTAGTCCATTCCACGATCTTGGATGATTGCTTTTGCTTCGTTGAGGAAATCACCGGCATTCATCGATTCGCCTGAAACTGCTCGATACGACCTTCGACCTTACCTGCTTCAAAGCCAATGCGATATCCGCAATAGACCAAGAAAATTGCAGCTAGTGTGATTACTAGATCCCAATTCATTTTGCTCCCTTTGAGTCAGAGTTTCTGACTTCTGGGATGAGTCTATAACGGCAGTTCTACCTCGACCAGCACATTTTGATAACAATTAGGTAACAATTCAGCTTCGTCTATGGCATCGTCTAAGGTGCGACGAATATCAACGTCTAGGTCGTCCATAGACTTTGCCCTGGACAATAAACGTGCCGTTTTTCTCAATGTTGATAATGTCGACCTGAACGGTATTTCCTTGCACGTACATGATGGCGAAGGCTTGTTGCCAATTAGCCGTTCCCTTGGTGTATGAGGCTTGTTTGAAGTCCATTAGGTTACCTACCTCAACTCCATGCAAAACACGCCCTAAACGCCCTCCAGAGGCTTCTGTGAAGGCGCTACGCCCTGCCCTATGGGTATGCCCTGAGATAACGTTCTTTCCATGCCTACGAGCAGCTTCTAGGGCTGATAAGCCACCCAGATTCTTGATAGGCGTATGGTCGCCATGGACTGCTATCCATCCAGGAGCGATTGGCATCGGGTTCTTATGAAAAGTGATTCCTAGTTCATCGAACTTCATGAACTTCTCGAATCTCAGCTCTGGAAGACTAAGAAACGATGGGATTTTCTTCATGATAATGTTATAGAGTCGATCCGTATGGTTGCTTCGGATGCAGTCAGTAACACCCAATTCCCAGAGGAGTTCGACACATCTGTCACGATCATCGCCAAGACTCTGCTCATAGGCGGCAGGGGTTCCCTCACTCCACTTGCTGATTGTTTGGAAGTCAATTTCGTCACCTATGGTAACTGTCTGGTCTGGCTTAAACTTCTGTAGGAATCTTGCTATGTTCTGAGTAACGTGTACGTCCTCGAAGGGAACCTGTAGGTCGCTCAGAATAACGATTCGTTTCATTTAATCCTCGTCGTCGTCCTCATAGGGGATATTGTCGATTCGATTAGGCAAGTTTGGGATAATCCAGTCTGGAAAAGTCTCACGATCTGAAAGTAGCCAGAAGGCATGAGTCTCACTAAAACCTGCCTTACGTAATGATTTATAGAACTCGTTAAGAGCGATGGCATAAGCATCTAATGCGTTGTAGGTATCAAGATCAATGACTGGTTTCTTTCTTGCCATGATTTTATTTTCCCTTAACTAAAAGCTCCAACATTGCTTCGACACGCACTAAACGGTCATTCATTGAACCGCCGCCATTAGGCTTGAGTTCTGAAAGGTAATGCTTAACCATGAACTGAACATAGGCAGCCACGCCACCTAAGACCGTGACAACACCTACAGCCCAAGCGGCTAGGTCTGCTGCGGTCATTTCTTCGGAGTTGCGTATCCAAATACGCCTGCTAATACAGCCCAAAGGATTGAGCGGTAATCTGCTGCAAAATTAGAAGCAGCCCAAGCTGAGAGGAATGCTCCGGCTGTAAGGACTGCAGGGTTCTTCATGTTCATACGGTTCCACCTATCATTGGGACATTAAAGAACGAGCCATCTGCATCGCCCTTCTTGGTAAAGCTGATATGGCAATGATGATTGTGCTTATTAATCCCAGTGTAAGGACGCCAAGCCCAAGATTTCTTAGACGATGCAATTCGACCATCGAAGATGATGTAACTGATTCTTTTATCGCCACGTTTAGCGCAAAGTCGTAATTGATCTGCAAAATCAGGCATGAAGTCGGGCTTGGCTTTCCCAGATAAATTCCGGTCAATATCAATGGCTCGGACGATACCCTGTTCATCAGGATTGTGGTCAGAAGGACGTGATGCATGACGGCTGTCGCCCTTAACGCCATCGCTGGTTCTATCGCGACCCGGGTAACTATCATCTATCTGCTCACGAAGCTGTTGACCTGCCGCGCAAAGTTTCCAAGTCATTTATCGAACGTATTTAGCCAAAGATTCTGGAACTGGCTTCTTATAATCCCATTTAGCAATGTAATCGCCAGTGCCATCTGAATCATTGCGAAGTTCAATAGCACCACGCTTTAATTCAATTGAATTTTCTAGTTCGGGAAGTTCAGCAATAAGTTCTTCATAAAGTGACATTTAATTAACTCCGTATCCATACGCCAGAAAAGAATGTAATAAGTGTTGCTGTTTCACCATAATATTGTAATGATGAGCCAGTTTGACGGCCATAAACTTCAACGTAATCAGTTGAGCCGTTGAAATAGACTATGAGACTTCCACCGCCAGCATATCCGTCGCCTTCAGTTGCCTGAAGCCACGCATAATTACTTCCGTTTTTATAAATATTAATATCTGCTGCAGCAACACGTCCGGCAACGGTTACATTTAGTTGATAATAACCAGCCTTATTAGGGGTGAAACGATAATTTGTAGTGTTATCAAAACAGTTATCGGAATCCCATAATTCAGTGTTGAAATTTACTTTAGTAAAAACGCCACTTGAAATTCCAGTTTGATTTGCATTTAACTTAACCATAAAAGTCGGCCCCGATGAGGCAGCCGCGCTTGCCCATTTAAGACCTGTAGCAGCAGTTGAATCTGCTGTGAGAACTTGACCATCCGTTCCTACAGCCAGTCTTGCAGGAGTGTCATTAGCTGTAGCAGCAATTAAATCGCCCTTCGCATCTACAATGGCATTTTGAATCGCGTTTGAGTCATCTTGTGCGACCCATGAAAAATCGAGATCAGCGCCAGATGCCTTGGCTAATACCTGACCCGTTGTGCCGCCTTTAAGGTCTACCAGCGCTGTGTCAATATCTTGACCAAGTGCTGCAATGGCGGTTGCGCCATCTTTGACAAGATCCGTTGACTGAGGAATATCCCAGCCAAAGTTGGTTGTAGTTGTTGCCATTACGCTACGACTCCTATCGCATCAAGCCATGTTAGGGCTGGGTTAAGTGTGTTCCACTTCTCCGCCGCATTTACCTGCTCCCATTTTACAGTAACTTGGGAGAAGTTTATTGGAGAAGCGTTAAAAGTTATGGACAGATTATTAAGGCTTGCCCGGAATGTCCATCCTTCGATATACCCTTGAAAAGCGCCATTATTGATATTTGGCGGAAGGTTTTGAATCCAGACTGGCTGACCCATGAAGATATTGAGCAATGCATCCCTGTCGCTATTATCAATTTCTGGGTTACCTAAAACAAAAGTTATGCCTTGGAACTTTGGGTAAGGATAGGCTCTTAGGTCAATGTATCGATCAGCTAGAGCCTCGGCATCTGGTGCGTTCTTGACTCGTGACGTAAAGGCTTCTCCATAAACTCCATAAGTCGATTGGCTAACCGTATCCTGAGCTGTGTAATGCCCTGCTCCGGCTGTGCCATAGGTAATTTCGTAATAGTTACGAAGGTCTCCTGCTCGAGTCGTAGATGCAAGTCCTACGCCATTGGCGTTATTGGCATCAAGAGTTGTATAGCCATTGGCTGCAAGATAATCCTGACGATGAGTGGAATCCGCATAGCCAATATTTCCGTTGGCATCTTCATATAAATATCCAAAAGCAGAATTGGCGATTTCTGAGCAAAGGCTATAAAGGTCGGTAGCCGATGAACTTCTGGCTATCATCTCGTAATCACCCGGCTGGTCGATTTGACCCAAGCCGATATTTACGGCATTTGCCCAGATTTCTGTCGGATCATAAGTCGCCCAAGTTTGAGCCGCTGGGACTTCATTCCATTGTCCAAGAAGGTAGTTTGATAAAAGTGTGTAAATCTGATCGCCATCATAATCAGCCGACAAAACGCCATTATCAATAATTTTGGGTAATTTAGATAAAGCGCCAAGAGCGGTAATGCTGGCTACTGTGGTGTATCCAATAGTCCCTGCGCGATTGACTGCGATAGTCATGTCTGAGATGGTGCCACCAAAAAGTGGAACATAATCGCCGGACGAATTTGTGACTTGAATTGAAAGGCTGTTGCCTACCGTAAAGTCGTAGGAAGTATTATCAAAATTAAGAAGCTGTAATTGACAATAACCAGCCACTGGCTGTTGGTAGATATCGGTGCGCCCAGAAGTAATCGTAAGATTGCCTACTGTAACGTCGGTTACTTCCTGCCCGTCCAGTTGGACTTTATAGGTTGGAGTCCATGCGGTCATGAGTAAATGAGACCCCCACCCAAGGTTCCTCGAGCTGAAGAGTCATTAAGAAGTCCGACTATCTGGCGAGCGGTAGATTCTGGATCGATAGCGCCGTTGACTGTGATATTTGTAGTTCCAGCGTTTGGATTGTAATTAAGCCCAGTTAATGGGTTATAGGAAATCATGCCGTCTGATGGCATTGATGGAGTGGAAGCGATAGGAGTTGGAGCCAAGTTGGCAGCAACTGTGGTTGCCCCAGTATCGTAGGAAGCCTTAGAGAAGAAATTGCCAACGGCTGAACCAGCGCCCTTGATGGCATCGATGATTCCCTTAATGGCGTTGTAAATCTTAGAAATCTTGTCGACAAAATCAGCAAAAGTGTCAATGATTCCAGCAATGATTTTGCCAAGAGTTTCGAACGCTAATCCCAGAGTTTTACCAATTATTGGCGCAAGGTAGTCCTTGGCGAAATTATAGATTGACTTCATAAAGCCATAGAATGGCTGCAGTTCGTCATTGTTTTCTTTTAATGATCCGCTAACGGCGTTAAATGCTGATTTAAGCCCATTAATGATTGGTGAAATTACTTTCATCACTGGCTGAAGCTTATCGCCAAGATTGCTAGTGAAATTCTGAATGGCTGGAATGACCTTGTTGACTACGATTTCAACCATTGGAGTAATGGCATCAAGGATGTATTGACCAACGGTTTCTTTGCCTTCATCAAATGCAATTTGAAGGCGGTTCATCTTGCCTTGGAATGTATCAGCCTGAACCGATGCCTGGTTTTTAAATGTCTCAGAAAGTTTGGTCGTGATCTCATCCATGCTCATAGTCTTAAGCTGAGCAGATGTGAGACCAACGCCTAATTTAGCAAGTGAAGCGGTATTGCCTTCTGCTGCCTTTGCCATAGCATTGGTTACAGCCTCAAGAGACTTGCCAGAACCTGCTGCAACATCAATGGCTATAGTTTGAAGCTTTTGAGCCCGTTCGACGTCACCAGTGGCTCGCGCTAGGCGTTCTAGTGACGGACGAAGTTCTTCATCTGTTACGCCAAAGGCTAAAGAAGTTTTGGTTATGTAATCTTCAGTAGCCGCTATCTGGCTTTCTGTAGCCCCTGTAACGTTTTTTAATGTGGTGGCTAACTTTGTCTGTGCAGCGGCATCTTCAATGGCTGCTTTAACGCCATCAACGGCTAATTTGCCAGCATAAGCAAGAGCGGCTGCTCCAGCAGCTGCAAAAGCCAATCCAGCCTTCTTGCCAAAGTCTGTGACTTTATCGCCAAAGGTTGAAACGTCCTTATCGGCTTTATCGAGATTCTTGGTGAAGTTATCGACGTCGGCAAGAAGTTTGAGCGTTAACGCTCTTGTACCTGTTGCCATTATCCCCACTCCTTCAAAATCTTATCGAATGAATCTGTCCATCTAGCAACGATTTCTGGCTGAATGCGACGAAGCGTTGGATAGATGAACCATCCCTTTGAGCCTCGACCTTGACGTCCAGACCACACTGGGAATTGCTTAAACTTGTTAGATCCGAATTCTGAACCGCCCCAGATATCCTTGGTAGTTGCACCACCTGAGAATTTCTGAGAAGCAAAGCCATAAGTAATCTCGCCAATACGGCTGGACTTCTTAACTCGAGAACCATCTGCAATTCGCCCAGCAACTTTACGGCTGTTTAGATTATGAGCTGTTTGAATTACTTCTGCACGAGCGAATTCAGCTAGAGCGCCGGACTGGCGCTTGGCTTCATCGTTGGCTTCATCACCCATATTCTTCAAAGCCTTAAATACAGAACGAAGTTCGGTTTTATCTAGTGCGATGAGTTCATCTGCCACTATGCCGCTCCTCTAGTATTTCTATGGCTGTCAAAATATCTTCGGCAGTTCGCCAGTGATCCATAGGAATCTGTGTGGCTATTGCCAGTTCAACTAAGAGTCGGCTTACGCTTCCTCTTGGGTGACTTTTGGGTCGTCCCCACCTACCTCGAAGTTGGTGACTGATTCCATCCAGATATCTAATGATTTGGTTGGCTTGCCACCAGCTTCTCTCTTCATCGCGCAGTGAGCAACGAAAAGAATGTCCCAGACACCCCCGAATTGGGAGATAACCTTTTTAGTTGTCATCTCCCATCGAGCGTAATCCGGTGGACGTACCTGATAGGTAGTTTCGGATCCATCTACATATTGAATTGTTATTTCTTGCTGCATTTATTTGCTCCCGTTTCTATCGGCTTAGGAGAATGTCTCTGTGACAGTTCCGTTTGCGACCTTGAATGTGAAGTCTACAGTCTGAGCATCTGTTCCAGCGCCACCTGCAGTTGGAAATTCTGGAAGAATTGGGAAGACGAACTGAGCGCCTGTTGCAGCTGTAAGAGTCACTGAGATAGTTGTATCTGGTGCTTCTGCTGCAGCCCAAAGTGCTTCGCATACTGAAGAAGTCTTGCCCCAGTCAGCGAGCATTGAAAGAGCAAAGGTTGCCTCTGTGTTTACAGTCTTGTAAGCCTCGCCATCAAGAGTCTGATAGGTCTCGCGAACGTTTGTCTTGGTGAGAACTGCTGAAAGAGCCTGAGCCTCGATATCTGTTCCACCTGTGAAAGATAGAGAAATATCGCGACCTGTGATTACTGTGGTTGCCATTATTTATCCTTAGTTTGTTTGTGTGTAGTAGGTAGAAACTCTGATATCTGCGACCAAGCAATTAGATGGTCCGACCTGAGTAACCGTTGGTTTTTCAACCGCTCCGACTGTGTACCCTGCTGGGATCACCTTCAGAACACTTATGACGAGCTGCTCGAGATTGTCGAGCGATGCAGGGTTGCTGTTATAGGCAACCGCTACTGAGATGACGAGATTAATTTTGACGTGAAGCGTAGTTTTGCTAATTGTCTCAAGTTCTAAATATGGAGAATCAGGGACTGTGACCACAAAAGGAACCATTGGCGCTTCTGGAACGTAGGCATAAACGTTGCCAGCAACTCCAGCAAAAGCCGTCGCAAGAGGCTCGCGAACTGTGTCGAGAATTGTTGATGCTGTCATTACTGCACCATCGATGAAGTGTCGATATAAGCCCCTAAAAGACCGGATACGCGATTGAAGAGACTGCGCCCAAGGCGATATGGGCTAACGCTTGTAAAGTCGATTCCTTCAATTTGTCCACCTGGAGCGATACGAGATTGAAAGACTTCAACTGATACTGCTAGAACTGCTGATTCAACTGCACTTACTCCGACGTATGTCGCTGCGCCTGAAAGGGTTGCCAAGCCAGAAGGAATGACATTCTTTGCATCAATATCCGCATTGGTAATAGCGACAGTAAATAGATCATCATAAGAATCTGAAATGGTAAAAGTTCCGTTAAATGGGGAGCCGCATCCTGTGATAACTACGCTCTGACCCGCTGAAAATTCGTTTTGACCGACTGTTTGATAGGTAGCGACGTTGGCTTCAAGTTCAACGTTGTCGATGGCTACTGCATACTTGACAAGCATCGGCAGGATGACTGCTTCTGCTGTATCAATTACGTCTGTTAGGTAAGCATCGTTGTAGAGGGAACTAGAAACGCCAAGGACAGAGCGAAGTTCGCTTGCTGTAACTATTGTAGCCATTTCTAGTTCCTCTCGTTAAACGACTGGGGGAGCCACCGGGAGCAGCAGCTCCCCCATGATTAGTTTGGGTTATGCAACCATCCAGCGGTATGCGCCAGCGCCAAGCTTTGTCGCGATTGCGCCATAGCCGTAGTAGCCAACCTGAACCTGACCTGTTGAGATAAGGTTTGTCTGGAGTGATAGACGTGGTGATTCGTACCATGTGTAAGCATCTGGGTTAACGATAATCATTGTGTTATCGCCAAGTCCTGAACCTGTTGTGAGGTTACGATCTACACGCAAGTTAAGTCCGAGAAGGTTTCCGCGGATTGCTGTTGCTGTGAGGTCTCCACCAGCGTTTTGTGGATTGATTGTCTGCTGGAAGATTGGACGGTTTGAAGAATCGACCAAGCCCATGAGAACGCCCCACTGCTCTGGAGATACGATGATATTCTGTGCAAATCCAAGGGTTCCCTTGTAGACAGAAACTGCTGCATCTGCAACGAAGTCTGCAACGTCTGCACCTGTTGAAATTGAACGGTTTCCACCGTCTGTTCCGCCAGCGATAAGAGCTGCAACTACCGCTGCATCTGAAGCCTTCGCGTATGCGAACTCCATTTGACGAACCAATTCAGCAAAGAATGCTGGTGATGAACGGTCAAGAAGTTCGAGTGAGAATGTTTGCTGACCAATATACTTCTTAACGTCTACTGAGACGAAAGCAGCGTTCTGGTCTGTTTCAGATGGAGTTCCACCTTCAGCTGCGATTGCAACTGTTGGAGCAACTGTGATTTTAGGAATTTCGAATGTCATACCTGCATCTGGAAGAGCGCCAGATGAGATTGAGTCGATTGCTGGGCGATCTGCGTTTGAGATGCCGTTGATTACTGTTGTCAACTGACGTGTAGGCACGAGACCTGCGTTGTCTGTGACGTCTGCTGCTGCTGCAACGTAAGTGCGTGATTCTTCGTTGCCAAGCTTTGCGCGGACTGAGTGCTCGAGATAAGAAGCCTTATCAACGATTGGGTTACGAACAGTTGTTGAAATGTAAGGTGCTGTTGCAGCCTTAAC